GCTAAATGGGAAAAATCAACTGGTCACACCATAAGCCAAGCAAAAGAAAAACTTGGAATGTGGGATTTGATGTTTTTAGCATATAACGCTCATAAGCGTGAAGCTGCTGGAAAACCAGTTAAAGGATTTGAAGTATGGATGGAAACAGTATCCGATGTAATAGTCGGTGATGCAGACCCAAAAGTCATCCAGCAGGAAGCCTAAACAGATTATTGGTTGAGTTGGCAATAGCCACAAAGATACCAATGAGCGAATGGGTTGATGCAGAGGATATTTTAACAGCGATCGAAGTATTGGAGGCTCGACATGGCAGTTAGCACCGAACCTTCAATCTTCTTTTCAAAAAAACAACTTAATCAAATTTCAAGAGTTTTTCGCAGTATGGATGATATTGCAAAAGAAGAAGCCAAAAGAAAAATTCAAGAATTAGTTGGCAAGCAATTATCTTCAATTAGAGCAATTGCAAGATCAAGAGGCAAAGTTGCACAAAGAGTTGCTGATGGTGGGCAAGTTAAAAAGTCATCATTGCAAGGTGAATTGAAATTTGGTTTTGCTTCACAAAGATTTTCAGGCGGTGCAACAACTCAATTCAATACTCGTAATGATGCAAAAGGTAATCGCAAAGGTATTGGTGCTGGCGCAGAATTTGGATCTAGCAATTACCCACAATTTCCAAGATGGAGTGGACCGATGCCAAAAGGTCCGGGTTCAAGAGGTTGGTTTATTTATCCAGCCGTTAGAGCATCACAACCAGAAATTATTAAAGAGTTTGAAGAAATTATTAGCGACATTATAAAGGAATGGTCACATGGCAGCGAATAGTAATAGAGCCTTAACCCTTTCAATTGTTGCCGATATTGATAATCTGCAAAAAGGATTAAAAAAGGCTGATACAGAAATTGAAACATTTGGCGACAAGGTTGGAGCATTCGGAAAGAAAGCTGCTGCTGCGTTTGCTGTTGCTGCTGCTGCTGCCTTTGCTTATGGCACTAAATTAGCCGTTGATGGCGTCAAGGCTGCAATAGAGGATGAGGCTGCACAACTTAGATTAGCGAGTGCGTTAAGGACTGCCACAGGGGCAACTGAGGGTCAAATAAAGGCAACAGAAGATTTCATTCTAAAAACATCACTTGCCACAGGCGTTGCTGATGATCAACTTAGACCAGCCATGCAAAGACTTGCAGTTAGCACAAAAGATACAGGTGAAGCACAAAGATTATTAAGCCTTGCTTTAGACATATCAAAAGGTAAAGGCATTGAATTAGAAACGGTTGCAAACGCATTAGGTCGTGCTCAGGATGGCAACACAACTGCTCTTGGCAGATTAGGGCTTGGATTATCTAAAGCCGAACTTTCAACATTATCTTTTACAGAAGTTCAGGCTAAATTATCTGAACTCTATGGTGGCGCAGCAGCTGCAAACGCTGAAACTTTTCAAGGCAAAATTGATCGCTTAAAGGTTGGATTTGATGAGGCTAAAGAAAGTCTAGGAACTGCATTATTGCCACAGGTTGAAAAGTTTATTACATTTATAAACGATGTTGGCGTTCCAGCACTTAATGGATTTATTGCAGGACTAACAGGCGATGAAGGGTTAAATGCAGCGTTATCAGAAACTCAACAAGGTGCTGCAAGTTTTGGTAGAACCATTGCAAGTATCTCAGGCATCATTTCAGGATTTATTACATTCCTAAGAGAAGCAATTGGCTTAGTTGTATCACTTGCCAATGAATTGATCAGAGCAGTTAATATCATTCCCGGAGTTAATCTAAGCCCATTATCAAATCCAGCACCATCATCTAGATTGCCAAGCGTTCCAAGCAGACCTAATGGCGGTTACACAACAGGCGGTGGAGTTACGAATATAACTGTTAATGCTATTGATGGCGAAGGTGCTGCAAGAGCTGTGGCAAGTGTGCTTAATCAAAGCGCAGCAAGATCACAGGGATTGTTAGTCGGAACAACAGTAGGTAGATAATGACTGCTTGGTCACCCGATTGGAAACTCACAGTTGCAGGTGTTGATTACACCGACATAGCCATAAGCGACATTCAGCATCAGGCTGGTCGAACAGATATTTACCAACAACCAAACCCTTCTTATATGCAAGTCAGTTTTGTTGCACTATCTGGTCAAACCTTGCCATTCGCCATTAACGATAGTTTTGGTTTGCAAGTTAAGAATAGCGCAGGAACTTATGTAAATATCTTTGGCGGGGATATTACAGATATAACTGTGAGCGTTGGGGCAACTGGATCGGTTGCAACTGTTGTTCAATACACAGTCCTTGCAATGGGATCACTTGTTAAATTAGCAAGAGAATTGTATTCAGGCACGATTTCTCAAGATGAAGATGGCAACCAAATCTACACTTTATTGTCTAGCGTATTACTTGGAACTTGGAACGATGTGCCAGCGGCTTCAACATGGACAACTTATTCAGCAACTGAAACATGGGCTAATGCTCAAAATCTAGGACTTGGCGAAATAGATCAGCCTGGTCTTTACACAATGGAAAACAGAGCAGCTGAAGTTGACACCATTTTTAACATTGCTCAAGTAATAGCCAATTCAGCATTTGGATATTTGTATGAAACGAATAATGGTGATATTGGGTATGCCGATGGAGATCATCGCCAAAATTACCTATTGACCAATGGTTATGTTGATCTCGATGCAAATCACGCTTTAGGTCAAGGACTTAGCACAATTACTAGATCAGGTGATATCCGCAACGATATTTACATAAACTATGGTAACAATTTTGGATCTCAAAAAACTGCAACCTCAGCAACATCAATTGCGACTTATGGCTACAAAGCCGAGAGCATCAACTCAGTCCTTCATTCAGCTGTAGATGCTCAAGCTGTGGCAGATCGATATATTGCTCAAAGAGCATTCCCACAACCAGCATTTCAAAGTATTACTTTCCCAATTACAAATCCAGAGATTGACAATAGTGATCGTGATAATCTGCTAGGCGTATTCATGGGGCAACCTCTAAACATCCAGAACCTACCTGCTCAAATCTCAAGCGGTGAGTTTGAAGGATATGTTGAAGGATGGTCATGGAGCACTAGGTTTAATGAATTATTCCTAACAATTAACTTGTCGCCTGTCGCTTTTAGCCAAGTGGCAATGCGTTGGAATACGACACCAATTACAGAGGCTTGGAACACTTTAAGCCCAACATTGACATGGGAATACGCTACAATCGTATCCTGAGAATAGGACAAAATGGCAACCACTACTAACTATGGATGGACAACACCAGACGATACCGCGCTGGTTAAAGATGGCGCAGCTGCTATTCGCACGCTTGGATCATCTGTTGATACAACAACAAAAAACTTAAATCCTGAAACAACTCTTGGCGATATTTCTTATCGTTCATCAACTGCAAATGTAAACACAAGATTGCCTTTAGGAACTGCTGGGCAAGTATTAAAAGTTAATAGCGGAGCAACTGCACCTGAATGGTCAAGCGATAACGCTGGTATGACAAATCCAATGACAACAACAGGCGACACAATTTATTCTTCAAGTGGATCAACACCTGCAAGATTAGGAATTGGTTCAACTGGTCAAGTTTTAACAGTAGCTGCAGGTTTACCAAGTTGGGCTGCTCCAGTAACTGGTGGCATGACTTTATTACAATCTTTATCTTTATCTGGTGCTTCAACTACTTCTAGCACATTTTCTAGCGCATATAACGAAATTTTAATTTATATGAAAGGCGTAGTTGCTTCTGGAGTATTATCAGGTTTAATGAGAATAAATGGTGATACTGGTAGCAATTACACTTACAGAAATATTGCAGGTGAAAGTAGTGGTATTTATACAACTGGTAACACTTCTACTACTAGTTACGATTTTGGTTTATGTGGTAGCACAACAACTCAATCATTAAAAGGATTTGCAATTATATCTATTATGCGACCATCCGATACAGATAGCGTGGTTATTTCATCTGTTGATTTGGCTTATGATGGTGGTAGCAATAGAAATTATCAAACACTTGGAACTTATGATGGAAGTGCAGCAGTGACAGAATTGACTTTTATTCCCAGTGGTGGAACTTGGTCAAGCGGAACAGCAGAAATCTATGGGGTGAAATAATATGGCTAAACCAATTGTAAGAATTTACACAAGTTTTGATGAATACATTGATCGTGAGATGAATGCTGCTGAGTATAAAGTTTATCAAGCAGATCAAAAAGAATTAGAGGCTAAGCAAGCCGAAGCCGAAGCAAAAGAAACTGCTAAAGCGGCAATCCTTGATCGCATTGGTTTAACTGCTGATGAACTCAAAACGATACTTGGCTAATGAAGGCTTGGTTATCTAAAGCTGCTGTTCAGTTAAGAGAGCAAACTGATGATTGCTTCCCAGACAGGAATCGTAAAAGTGATGGATGGGCTGCTTCTATGGCACATTTATCCAGAGCACCCAAGTCAGACCACAACCCTGATGAAAAAACAGGATGTGTTAGGGCAATCGACATTACTGCTGGGCTATCTGACGACAAAAGGATTCCAGCGTATTTGGCAGATCAGATTCGATTGTATGGGAAAACTCAAGGGCGTATCGCTTATGTAATTTTTGAGGAGAAAATAGCCTCACCTTTGCTTGGTTGGAAATGGCGTAAATACAAAGGCATTAACAAACACAATCATCACATTCATATCAGTTTTAAAAAAGATCAAGATAACAATTCAGAGTTCTTTAACATCCCACTACTAGGAGGCAAGTAATGAAACTGACCAACAAACACAAGGCAGCAATTAAGTCATATCTAAGAGCTGTTGCAGCTAGTGGTATTACAGTCTTATTGGCAATTGTTGCTGATATCAGACCAGAACTTGCAATTCTTGCTGGTGCTTTAATTGCACCTCTCGCAAAAGCAATTGATCCAAGTTCAGGTAAAGAAGCTGATTATGGCGTTAATGCGAAATGACAGCGAACGAATGGGTTGGTATAGCCGTTGGCGTATGCGCCATATTTACAAGTTTATTAGTGGGTCTGCGCTGGGTTATTAAGTCCTACCTGCAAGAACTCAAGCCTAATGGTGGCTCAAGTTTGCGTGATTCGATTGATCGATTAGAACAGCGTGTTGATGATCTGTATTCTTTAATAGTTAAGCGATAATTTATTTATGGCGAACACACGCAAAACCACTAAACGGACAAAGATCAATAGGCGCGTAGTTCGCCACACTCCTGATCCATCCAAGATTGATGCGCATTACATTGCGTTGCACGAATGTTATAAAGCAGCTCGTAAAGCAGGATTTACTCCAGAGCACGCATTCTGGTTAATGACCGAGCATAAGACTTTCCCTGATTGGGTCGTAGGCGATGGTGGGATTATTCCATCAATAGATCCAACTGACGATGAGGATGACGATTAAGCGATATTTAGTTATCAGCGATCTACAAATTCCTTACCACCATGAAGCAGCAGTCAAGAATGTTATTAAACTTGCACGCCGTGAGAAGTTTGACAGCGTTCTATGTGTTGGCGATGAAATTGACTTTCAAACCATTTCTCGATGGGCTGAGAAAACACCTTTGGCTTATCAACAAACTCTTGATGAAGATCGCACAGCTACTCAAGAGATCCTTTGGGCATTAACTGAAAATGCTAAAGAGGCTCATATTGTCCGCAGTAATCATACTGATCGCCTTTATAACACTCTCTTAAAA